ACATTGTCATTTCCATCTTGGACGATGATGCCCCAGTACCCAACATCCTGAATTACGTTATTGTATATTTTATTTCCTGACGTTTCCCCAGTAGACGTGGCATTAGTCGTTATTTGGATACCATGACCGTTAGTGGCGTCATTACCATAGATAACGTTATTGTAGATTAAATTATCTATGTTTGTAGCAGAGCTTCCAGCGCTCGCTATGATTCCCCAACAACCCTGATAATTATACGGAGTGGGATTTGTAGCAGAATCACAACGAGTAACATTTCCATAAAATTCGTTATAGTCGCCACCATATATCTCGATAGCCTGTCCATGATTCAGAATATAATTAAATCGAATAATGTTAGATTCAGCGTTGGCGTTAAAACCCACCCCGAAGTCTTCATGACCATTTGACTCAAAAAAGTAGTTGTATTCAACCGTGTTGCTATCACCACCATAAATATTAACAGCACCGTGGTCGGCTCCTGTAATGTGGTTGTATCGAACCAGGTTGTTCTGTGCTCGATAATTCAACTCAATACCATCGCTTGCTGGTAGAGTCTCATCAGCCGAATCATTAGAATCAATATAATTATATTCAAATGTATTATAATCGGCATCTTCAGCACCCGCTGCCAAACCAACAGAGATTGATTCAGAGATAAAATAGAAATAGCAATACTGAACTTTATTATAGCTGCTTCTAATTCTGGCTCCATACTGCGCCGTGTCTAATCTCATAGAGTTTAGATAAATATATGTGCTGCCGCCTATGGGAGTTCTGAATAGAGTATTCGTGTCATCTGTTTGGCTTATGATAGGCTTGGCTAATCCGCCTGAACAAAGATTACCAAAAGTCTCATTACCGCCATCTTCATGGCTTCCATCAGCATTGTAAGCGCTAATGATAATTGGATTCTCTGAAATTCCTGATTCTGTAACATCTAAAAATGTGGTAGTACTTGTGGTGCCACATTTTTGTCGATAATCATCACCAGAATCCCACGTGACATCCGCCCAAGAGTGAAAAGCGTTGGCGGGAGTTAATCCGTCTTCTGTGCCACCACCCAGACTTGGATCAATATAATAATCCGCCCCAAAAGCAGATCCCGCAATCAGCAAAACAGCTATTATGTAAAAAAAGGCTTTAATCACGGTTTTGCTTCCCACGTTCTTTGAGTTTTAAGATGGTCGCTCATAATCACATTAGTCCGAGAAAGCATTGTTGAAGCATACCCGGCTGTAAGGTCAATTAAATCCTGTCCTGTTACAATAGTAGCATACTCGTCGAGCAAAATAGTTCTGTCGTTATTCCATATCTCGTATGCCAGCTCACACTTAGCCCCTTCCCCGTCCCAAAAGAATTTTATATATACCCTTTCCGCTTTATCTGTTAAAGGATCTCCAACTACAACGTTATAAGGTAATGTGACAGGATCTCCTGCATATAACGGTATTGTCGTAAATCCAACCAATAGTAAAACTGCAATTAATATCTTCATTTTTTCTTCTCCTATTTAATCTGCTGCACCACCATCAGCAAAAGTGCCTCTATAGTTGTAAGCGGTCCAGATACCTGCTCCACCAGAGGCGTAATCGCAAACGAGCCAGACAAATTCTCTATATGTTGCTCCGGTAACATCCAATTCATCGTCGGCATCTAAGATGGTGCCAGCCCATGAGATCTTATCTAATGCGTCTGTAACTCCTATTGAAATAGTTTCGGTATCTGTGCTTTTTACGATATATACATGCCGAAGATTATCTTCATCGTATGTATCACAAACATCAGGCAGTAGTATATCGTCTGTTCCGGCGCTCCTTTCAACCCTATATTGTTCTCCATAACATCCGGTGGCAGGGATAGTATAATCGGCACCTATAACATCTAAGTCCACATTATTTTGTTTGAGCCCGAGACTTACTGTTGAAACATACCAGGCCCCGTCCTCGTCAAATAAGGCAACATAATCAGCACCGTCATAAATAGCGTAATAAGCCGCACTCCCAGACAACGTAGCAGGGTTCCAAGTCGTGTTATCGGCATAGTAAATCTGCCCCGCAACCGGAGACCCAGGAGCGCCTGTTAATTTGTCAAGTTCCAGGGTGGCAAGCGATACCCCAACTCCTGTGTCATCTGTTTCAACAAACTCAGTTACATCGGACAGTGCAGAATAAAGTCCCGCCTCGTTTGTCAGGGCGTCCTGTTTTGTGCTTGTATTATCATCGACATACTTTTTATTGGCCACTTCGTAATCCGCGTCCGGGGCAGCGGAAGCCGTAATCGGGAAAGCTGAGAACGTCCATTCAACTGAAATGGTTTCACCTTCGTCTGATTTCACTATAGCGGCGTCAAGTGGTTCATATGCAACATCGCCAATAGCGTCGATAGCCTGTTTCACCCTTTCTGCCGTCCACACTCTTTCTGTAGTGGCACTGCCGGCTTCTGCCTCGGCTTGTGAAGGAACTGCAAGGTCTGCCTGAACGTCTGTGCCGATTACAAGACCCAAGTAAACCAACATAGCGGCTTTATTAGCAGCGGCGAGAAGGAGTTGAATGTCAGCAGAAGGGGTTATTCCTGCGTAGGTCGTTAGGTCGGCATCGTAAGCGTTAAAATCAACATCGGCTTCAAGGTTAAAGTCGCCCTTAAATTCTGATTCGGTTCTACCCTCAATCCCGTTTGCAGTAAACCTTGCATATTCATCATCATTCGGAGAGCCATCTACTTCGACAAGGTTATCATCTGCGATACCGATTGTTTGTTCGGCTAATACATCCGTACCAATAACAAGGCCCAAATACGTAGGATCAATCAATACCCATTGATAATTTGATGTGTCAGCTTCGTAAGTCAAAGCATATTCATCTGTCTCAGCATTAGCAATGTTTAAATGTGCAGGGTCTATTGAACCATCATTGTAATGCTCGCTATCGATACCATCATCAGCAATTTTAGTTTCATCTATGATGTCGGCTGCCAAATGTTCTGCATCAATTGACCCAGCAGCATAATGTTCGGATTCTACTATATCATCCCCTATGTCAGAGCCGTCTATGAAATCGTCTGTACAATCTCCCGTGGTGCACCCGCCAACCATTGTAATGTCGCCGCCTCCCGCCAACTCAACCCACTGGAAATTTGATGTGTCAGTCTCATATGTGAGGACATACTCATCAGTCTCGGCGTTGGCAATGTTTAAATGTGCAGGATCAATTGACCCATCTGTATAATGCTCACTGTCAACGGCATCGTCGGCCATTTTAGTTCCGTTAACTGAGTCTGCGGCCAAATGCGCCAAATCAATACTTCCGTCTGTATAATGTTCACTGTCAATAGCATCGTCAGCTATGTCTGTCCCATCAACAAAATCATCGGTGCAGTCACCAGTGGTGCAGGTGCCAACTGTGGTAATGTCCCCGCCCGCGGTTAACTCAATCCACTGAAAATTAGTGGTATCAGCCTCATAGCTCAAAACATATTCGTCAGTCTCGGCGTTGGCTATATTAAGGTGCGCAGGGTCTATACTGGCATCATTGTAATGCTCCGAGTCTACGCCATCATCAGCAATTTTGGTTTCCTCTATGATATCAGCCGCAAGGTGCTCGGCATCGATACTGCCAGCGCCATAGTGCTCGCTCTCAATAACATCGTCAGCTATATCCGTCCCATCAACAAAATCATCAGTACAATCCCCGGTAGTGCATCCCCCAACAGTGGTAATATCGCCACCCGCCGCATGTTCCACCCATTGAAAATTTGTGGTATCAGCTTCGTAGCTCAAAACGTATTCATCGGTTTCCGCGTTAGCGATATCAAGGTGTTCTGGGTCAATGCTGCCGTCATTATAATGCTCCGAATCGATACCTTCATCAGCAATTTTGGTTTCATCAACAATATCTGCCGCCATGTGCTCGGCATCAATAGACCCGGCTGCATAGTGTTCAGATTCCACGACATCATCGCCGATATCGGTGCCATCAATGAAATCGTCCGTGCAATCTCCCGTAGTGCAATCACCGACCGTAGTGATGTCACCGCCGCCAGGGATATCGACCCACTGGAAATTGCCAGTATCGGCCTCGTAGGTCAACGCATATTCATCGGTTTCAGAGTTTGCTATATTAAGATGTTCCGGGTCAATGCTGCCGTCAACATAGTGATCAGAATCAACTTCATTATCGGGCATGTCCTGACGAATCCATACTCCCGATGTAGTATAATTTTTACATCGAATATAATCAGGAGAACTTGTAGCATTGGTGGCGCTCTGATCAAAATAATAAAAATATCGCGAACCAGAGCTGGTCACCACATACCCCGTTCCATCATCAGTTGAAGAACCTGTGCCATAAACATCATCACAATCTATATTATCAACACTACCGGGCACCTCACCGGTAAGCGAAGTAAAAAATCTTGTGAAAATTCCGGCATAACCGTATGGTGATAAAACCAATATAAATAAAAAAGCTATTAAAAATCGTTTCATTTCTTACTCCGGATTAATTTTAAATCTGATCTATCTTGAACAATCCCCTGAAAAGCCAAGAGCACATCCCGCACTTCGGTTGCTCTGTTACGTGCCTTGGCACTATCGGACTGACAACCCCGGATAGCACCCTCAACATAGGGTAGGTATTCGGCTATCGTGTCCAGCACATTGCGCCGTTCTGTTTTTTCTATCACACGCCCTGGTTTACTCTTGCCGTCTTCTATTGTGATGTCTCGCGTCAGCGCGACGTTGACAACGTTTAGCATTATCTGCCCAATAAGGTTTTCGCCAACCTCACTTTCAAAAAATGTTTTTAATTCCTTTTGCATGTTCATTTATATATCCGGATACTGTAGGGTCCCTACTGCTGCCGCTGGTCTGACATCTGATGTTGACTGTGCGCCCGTATTGGCCGAGCTTGCGGCCGTGGCATCAGTTTTAGAATATGAATCGCCCAACGGCACATCACCAGTTGAAATGCTACGAGCGATATGGACATAAGACGAAGATTTAGTTGAACCCGATGTTAAATTGGTACTAGAACCTCCGCTGTTATACGTCTTATCACTGTCGTCTGCGCCCTGGGTAGAATACCACTGGTGATTGTGGCTGTGGGTGTGCGCTGAGCCGGTGTGGACATGCGCTTTCAGAAGGTCCCAGGTCTCGCCGGCATTGGTGCCGCCGTTGGCATTGTATAAATCACTGCCACCCTTGAGTGCCAAAACCCGATCCGTGACACTGCTATCGATTGCCCATCCGTCGTCGGTATCGTTTCGATAGATCCACAGCTTTTGACTTGTGGTTCCGGTAAGAATTGCAAGCCATGCGCTATTTGCATTATTCCTTATCTTCGGCAAATTTTGCGTGCTATCAAACCAGACATGACCCTTGAGTGTATTACTTGGCGCCGAAGCGCCCGAAAAGAAAGATCGCAGACACTCAAGATTTTTTTCTATGTTGGCAAGATTCACCTGCCCAACATGGTCGGCTGCATAACTGTTTACGGTATAGTCCTGGCTCATTGTGTTACCTCTACCATTATTTCGTCAATAACGCCCTGGGCGATTCCCCGGACAGCTTCTTTGTTTTTTTCAGCCTTGACTAAGGCCTCGAATATCGGCTTTACCATGGCCTTTAGCTGTGCCGGTCCGGTCACATTAAACAACCTGTTTTTAGATACAGCTTCTCCGTTGTCCCGAATAGCCCTAAGATAAACGTCATAGGTACCGTCATCTTTTTTAGTAGTCTGGCCCAGCTCGATTGTCAGCGCCATTATTGCGGTCCCTCATATGCAAGCATGTTTAATTCTTTTAAATACAAATTGCTATCCAGTGTCGGGTCGGTGATTGTAACAACCACAGAAACATAACGAGCTTCAACCTCCGCGCATAACAGTTCAAAATAATCAATTTCACTCCACGGATCACCAACCAATTCTTTGTATCGTAATGTGGCCCGTAATTGTGCTGCTGTGGTTGCTGAAAATATTTCCTGCCAGCTCATATCTGTGTCCGGATCAACATCCTCCCAAGTCGTCGAATTGGCTTCGTCAATTTTTAAAAGACTTACGGTATCAAACCAGACGATATCACCGTTGGTTTTGCCCGATAGCCATATCCGGATTGATATACAACTGGCCGGCGTCTTAAAAAGATAATTAAAGGCTGTAAATGACGCCGTCTCATCGGCCAAATCCAAATTAGGCGGCGCTGAGATATAGCCGCCATTAGTAAGATCGTTAATCCAAATCTGGGCAGTATCACCAACTGTATTTTTGTAATAGCCGCGCAGCATGTACCAGGTTTCAGCCGTAACTGTAATGTTCTGGTAGATGCCGAATCCGTCTGATGTTACTGTCACCTGTGCGGCGCTACCGGTTTCGCCCGACACATCTTCTGCTGCATCACAATTAGACTCTGTCCAATCATCTAAATCATCACCTGTCCAATTGTCCATGGCGCCATCAGTGATCAAGTCCGAGCCTGTGGTGGCCAACGGGAAAACACCATCCCAGGTCGTGTCAGAGGACTCAAATACAACACGAAAATCACCCCATATTCGAACCTTCTCAAGGGAATTTAAATCGTAGGTTGCGCTGGTCCAGTCGCCTGTGAGCACACCTGACGTGTGGGAGCATTTCATGGCGTCTTCAGCATCATAGGTATCATGTTCGGTATTATCATGTGTCCCGCTCGTAAAGTCCCAGGCCCATGAACCATAGGTTGCCAGTTCTGAAAATCCGGGCGGCACAAAAACAGTGACGGTTGCAGAAACAGGGGTACCGGAATAAAGTCCGTTGTTGCCTTTTGCTGCGGCCCAAAAAGTATGGGTCCCGGGACGGACACCATTCAGGCGAAGTGAAATATTCATGTTGTAGCTGATAAATATTCCGCCATCCCAGGAAGCGCCTAACCGGATTTCAAATCCTTCCCTGTCCGGATCGTCTGCTGGCGTGCCGTATATCGTCACGCTGTCGCCGTTTGCTATTGCTGTGATCGCAGAAAGGCTTGACGGTGCGCTGGTATCGCCTATGATAGTTTGAGACACGGTGGTGCAAGAATCAAAATCTTCTTTTACGCCAAATACGGAAATAGAGCGAATTTTTAAGTAATACGTTTCACCTTCTTCAACCGGATCAACTTGATAATTCGTGTCACAGCGGGTCATGTAACGCCAATCTCCACCGCTGCCTATTTTAAGCCAGATCTCGGCGTAATCCCACCAGGGATAGTCCGTGGCAGCCGGTGCATCAAAATCTATTTCCCACCGGGTAAATGATCGGTTGCGGTAATAATAAACCACTTCGGCGTGGCTGACATCGACAACTGAAGGCACGGGATCAAGCGGGCCGGGGAGGTCTGTCGAATCGTAATCATGGGCTGTCAGGTTGTAGGTATCATCATAAAAAGTGTCGTCTTCTTCGATCAGCGATAACGAGACGGTATGGTCGCCATTGATAGGACAGCCATCTACTCGCAGCACCTTATCTGTCCAGCCCGGCATGGTGTGATCAAACTCGATCAAGTCCATGGCTTCGAGCGCCATGGCCTTTGATCCTGCTATAAATGAGACAGCTTTATTTAGCCTGCCACGCTCTAAGTGATAGTTGCTCATTTTCTGCACAAGCTCTGGCTCCGATAGCCCCAGCACTTCCAACTTTTGCTCTCGCAAATCGCCTTCGGCTGTGATCGCCGTTGCATCTGATGTGATGACATCATCGGCTTTATATTGTTTCTCTGTGCTCAAATGCGTGGCCCGAATCGCGTTGGGCCGCCTGGCTGCATCCGGCTGCACGATTTCAAGAGTTGAAAAGCCATCGTTGTTTCTAATTACATCGCCTTCCCCCAGGGACATCACCACAGACTCATAATTAAGATCACGGAACTTGATCTTAAATTCGTCACCGCTTTGGATTATATCGCCCCTAAAATTATTAAATATCAACCCCAGGTTATCAGCCACGGCCTGGTTTTGATTAATCGGCATGTTGCACGTCCAACCCTTGGCGTCACAATAATCGATTGCCGTTGATAATGATGCTATGCTGATCCTATCTGCACTGATACCGATACCGCCCCGGCTCGACGGCCTCGTAAGGTAATCATAAGCACATAGCGCCGGGTTGTTAGAATAAGCAGTTACAGGAGGCGTAGCAGCAGGATTATAAATTTTCTGGCCCTGAATCTCGGCTGTGATATTCGGTTCGCTGTTAAACTCAGCCGGGTCATATTCTAGCCGGACATACAGATAAGCGGTATATCGTAAGAGCTGATCCCATTTGCTGGTCGCACTTTCCAGCGTGCTACATATCGACTGGTCAGAGGCACCATTAAAAAACTGAATACGGACATTATCGGAATTATACTTCGTGAAAAGTATGTCATCTAAATAGACTTTAGGCGGGTTGCTGGTAGGTAAATTGCTGCCGGTGGTCGTATAAACTGTGTCATCTTCGCGCACGATACCGTTTATCGGGCCTTCTCCTAATTCGCAGATCATGTGCAAATAGGGATTTTTAACGTGCAAAAAGGTTTTGTTGACCCCTGGTCTGCTGAGTCCATAAGGAATCGGTAAAGGTTCCCGGCTGGATCTTGTATTAATTTGATAGCCTTTTAACGGGTCTGCACCTGATACTGCCTTCGGACTCCTTTGTGTAGCTGCTGAATAAATACCATAGGCAGTAGAAACAGCTGCTATAACGTATGGCATATATGTTGCTGCTGTTACACCTCCAATAACCGGCATTAGCTAATCCTCCGTGACATAATCGGCCTATTATATTTATCCAGCGAAAAGACACTGACCCCTGTACGAATAAAAGATGCCAATCCCATGCCGCCACCTACCGCCACTGCAGGGAACAAGGCACACCCGGATTGCATGACGATAAGCAAGTCGCAGATGGCTGGGTATTTCGTGCTGCCTGGTTTTCCTATTTTGCGAAATGCTTTCAACATGGCCACCTGCGCATATTTAATATCAGCGGCCACCAAATCGCGGTAGTTAACCGCATTAATGCCGTCCACGCTATCGGGTAACGGACGCCCCATATCGGCCATGACGCTAACCACCAGCTCAATGCATCCGTATTCTACAAATGGTTTGCCGATATATTTTTTAGTTATGGCTGATAGGTTCATCCGGCACCGCCCTTGTATCCCTTAATTCCCCACCAAAGTTTTTTATCTTCAATAGCTGCAATGTATCGTCGGCCACCGAAACTATCATAATTTGATAATGCCTTGCACCTCTCAACGCTCTGGTCACACCACGATTCACCGCCGCTATATCCGCATTCGTCCCCTTTAAAGCTCCATGGACACGACGGCGTGGGAAGTCTGAGCGCCTTTTTGCGCCATAACATAAACTCGGTTGATAGACTCAACGCTGCTGATTTTTCGTTCAGTTTCCAGTCAGTGACAAATCCGTCAAACAATATCGGTGGCTCTCCGATCAAGCTGTAAAACTCGCCGCCACCAAGAGGGGTCACATCGCCGTCCAGCGGGGTCACTTCCCCAGTAATTATCGTCACACCTGCTGCGAATTCACCACCAGCGACAACCGGAAGCTCAGCCGAATACATGATATATTTAACCACTACCCGATCATTTGCTACGTCCTCGTTTAGCACTATGCTACTCATCCAAAGCCCGACATTGCCAAATTCTAACGTTGCCTTATCAACCGAAAATCCTGATCCCTGAATAATATTGCTTACTTTTAATCCCTGATCAGACTGATAAGGATTGCCATTGTAAACAAGATCAATATCGCAGTCTGTAAAACGATACGTTGTATCGAAATAACATTCGACCAACCAAAAGGCCCGAGCCTCAACTGCTGCAAGCGCTGTTATTATGTCAGCGTCAAAGGATCTCAATTTCCTGCTAACCCCTTGAGTTCAATCCCAAATCGGAATAAGAATCTAATAAATAATTCTTTTGATAATTTATCCTGAGCAAATCGACAATTTATCCGCAACCTTCCAGTAAAGTCGCAAGTTATTGCCTTACCTGTTGTTGGTGCTGTAACAAAATCAACCCTATCGGCGCTACCGTCCCCGCCACCGGTTAAAATTACATAATCAGTTGTCAATGTTTGCGTGGCACCATCCAAATAAATCACTTGGCTTGATGTTGATTTGCCAGGTATATCCCAAACTTCTGTTGACCCATCTCCAGTACCGATAAACAGATCATCATAACTGGTCACTATGCCACCATCAAGGGCAGGGTCGAAAAAATAAAAACTTTCAAACATACCCTTACGCGCCATATAAAAATCCCATACCGTTTGTGCATCGGTAGCTGAATATCCATTCAACCGAAACCTTACATTAAAGCGAGGGTACAATGATTTCTGTCGCCGCTGTTCAGCACCACTGTCAAATGTGCTCACCAGCGTATCCCACTCAGGCTCAATAATAATCGGGAATGAAAGGTCGATATCTTCCGGGAATACCGCCATTACATATTCTCCAACATGGCTTGCCTTAACATACCATTATCTGATAAATTTTCAGATGCCAAAATAGGCACCGCCCCAGACCTACGCACAAGTTCAACCACGCTTGGCGCATCCAATGCCGTAATATTATAAACGTTGTATGTATCACCGCCAGAACCTCCGGAGGCTGCTGTCAAATCTTTATCTGGAATTACAGTCTCATTCGGATGGAATTCATATGACTTGCCAGATTGCATCCCAAAGCCCTTGACTGGTTCACCGATGTGGCCCCCGCTATCGAAGCCATAACCTCCACCTTCACCGCCCCGGATCGTAGTGCCAGAGGTGGTGCCACCCAAACTCGATGCACTACCGATAAGGGAAAAAAGACCGCTAATTGCGGCTCTCGCCTGTATCCTGATTATCTCCTGTATCATTGAATCTGCAAGGCTCTTAAAATCCAGCTTGCCTTGAGATACGAAGTTCGCAAGCCCATCGCTCATGTGCGAATTCAATGCATCAACTTGCTGGTCAATCGTACCATACGCATCTATGGTATCATCGACCCAGTGGTCACGATATGCACCCATCTTTTTATAAGTGTCTTCAGTGGATTTAATCTGTTCATCCGTGGCTGTCCGTTCATCAGATACTTGCCATGAATCCCGATACATTTGCATTGTCGGTAAAGTGGCTACATATGCGGCATTGACTTTTTTTATTTGCGCCTCATGCTCTTTTTCAGCGGCAGCAGCGGCAGCGGCAGCAGAGACAACGGATTGCGAGGCAGCTTTAACAGCAACCCCTCTTTTCTCATACGCTATTATATGTGCATCCATTTTCGGCAATTCTTGGCCTGAAGGCACTTTCTTACGAACAACAAGCCTATCGGTGCTAAAAAAAAGTTTATTTGTCCAATCATTCAATTCTTTGTAAGCATCTATAAGCTTCCCGATATCAGACCTGGCGAAAGCCTCCTTTGTTATTTCAGGGAATCTCGCCAGGTGCTGCGCTGTAAATGCAAGTGCTGATACAATAGCAGCGGCCCCGCCAGTCCCTGCGCCAAATATCACACGCCATAAAATACCAACTCCCGCCGCCCCGGTTATACCATCCGGCAATTTATCATAAATCTTAACCATCTTCCCCAAACCAAGTACCAGATCCTCCATCTTTACCGCAACCCGACCCACATATCCGGGAATGTCTTGAGTAAGTAATTTATCATTTTCAACCACCCACGTATTAAACTGCGCAACCGCTTTGGTTGCCATTGGTAACAATCCCGATCCTATTTTCCCAGCAGCTTCCTCAACATTTGCTCTAACCTTTTTCATCTGATTTGCATAACCGCCAGCAGTTCGTGCTGCATCCCCTATGGCGAATGTGCTTCCTTCAACAATTAACTGGTATGCTGTTTGTGCTCTCGTTGTGGCATTCAGTTCTTTTTTGTTTCTAATAAGCCCAAGATCCAAAGCTTTCTGTGTTATCACAGCTTGATTTAAAACCACCCCATATTTTTTCATGGTTTCAAAGTTACCGACAAGGGCCGATTGGATATCCCGCATCACATCTTCGGTTCTCAAATTATTAAAAGAACCAAGGTCGGCGGCTAACTTAACAACCGAATTTGACATCTTCCCCGCAGCAACGGCATTCATGCCCATAGGCACAAGCAAGTCCTGCATTTCTGAAAGATATTTCTTTGCCTCCCTCGTAGACATCATGTAACTTTTGACAAGCTCCGCTGCCCACATATTAGCGATGCCAACTTGATCACCGAAAACAGTTCCAAACTTCGACGTGACTTCCTCAAGGTCACTGGCTGCATCAATCGCCTTTTTTGCTGCAAGTGCAATGACGCCACCCATGGCAGCAGCACCCAAACCAATAGCCTTAAAATTGATTTTATTTAAAGCTGTCTGAATTCGTTTCGCACCCTTGACCGCTTCGCCACGAGCCTTGACAAGCCCACGTTTTAATGGCTTGTCGTCTGCTGTAATCAAAGTATATATGGACGATATTTTAGTTGCCATTTTGTATCAACTCTCTTGATAATAGCATCGTTTTTTCAATCGTATCAAGCGGGTTAGCATCGCCTGATAACTTAACTAATTCAATCACTGTGTTAAGATCAACACCCATCGGCTGACCATTAGGCGCATATCGAATGCGCTGTAAAGACATCATAAAAACCTCGACCGCCTGTTTATGCTCTGGCAATAAATACGGAACGCAAGTTCGACATGGTGTAGGCAATCCTTTCCGGCTTGAAAATAATTTGCATGCCCGGCATGAAGGCTTTTTTAATAAAGCCCTCGCATGCTCGATTAGTTTTTTTCCGAAAACTCCCGAAACTTTTCATTTTCTTTGTTCAGCTTTTCAAGACAAGCCTCGATAAATGTTGAAAATCCGATATGGCCGTTCATTAGCTTAATCTTATTATCTGTGGTACACTCAATCGGAACATCGTCATCATCGACAAGACCTTCCCACTCGATAATACAGTAATCCCAAATGATACGGTCCCTGGCAGCGTTATCAATTTCCTGGTACTCAAAGCGGTTGTCTGCATGATATTCGACTTTGTTTGTCATTGTGGTATCACGAATTTCTGTCAGCTTTTGCGCATTTAAAACCCGGAGCCTTATCCTACCGGTTTCCGGGTCATCAACATCAAAATTAAACCACGCACCGGGGTTTAAGTCCTGTAAACGAAATTTCATATTGCCCCCTATAGGTTACCATTAGTTTTAAAAGATCGTTTAACCAGCGGCCACCGACAGCCCCCAGGTTATACAAATGTAATGGGGCCAGATCCAGACAGTGTGAAACTAATCCCGGCGACTGCATCATGGGCCTGGTTCAGCGTATAACTGGTAACTCTGCCACCGGCATCCGAATCGGTTGTTACATCCGGAATCCAATAGCTTGCAGAATCAACATATAGTTTAATTGTGTTGACCAGACTGCCGCCGGCCCAAGCAGCTTCAATTGGACCTTGCCCATCAGAATCGCTCGGATCGTAATTACCATCGACAGACAGAGACCATCCACGCATCCCAACATCTGATTTTTTCCATGTACTGCCAAAAGCAGTGGTATCGATCTCATCATTTGAAAGATCCAAAGACCAGCTTGCCAGCTCAGCGACCGTGTACGTACCATATTTTACTGTTGCATTCCTGCCATTATAAGTGGACATTTGTTATCCCTCCAAAAAGTTAAAATGAAAAACCCTTCAACCCCTGGTTAAGCATATCCTGCTGCATCGCCCAAAGGTTGTAGTTTACTCTTGTCATTGTTAAGTGCTCGGTTCTAACCGTTGTATCAACATAAATCTTAAATCCTGCATCCCCAGCCCTATAACAAAAAGCAATGTCTTCTCCGACTGGTTTGTTATCATGCATCCCAAACTCAAACCACGGCATTTCCATGACATCAAACACAGATGTTTTAATCAATAAGCACCCCGTTCCGGTTGCTGTCACCTCTACAAGCCCATCGGGTATCGGATCAATCGGAGTCATTTTATAATGATCCCCAGTAAATAGGATTGGATCAAAATTAGGGAGTCTCTTAAAGGTCATCGCCCCTACAATATCCTTATCATGTTCCAACAGTCTTGAAATTGTATCAGGTGGATACACCATATCCGCATCCAGAAAAAGCAAGTGAGTGCATTCCAGCGAAAGCGCCTCAAGCACTATTGCATTTCGCATTGCGTGTATTGGACCACTTTCTCCACGAATCACTTGCGCCCCATGCTTGTCCATCATTAACAAACTATGCATGAAATCTGATGGAACATAATTCCAATTCAATGGTATCCCTAATGCCAGCCTCATTCTCTCCCCCAATTACTTTTTAATCGTTTCCGATATAACAAAATATCATGCGCCAACCAATCCTGACTATACACCCGACGATAATCAGAATCATCAGACTTGATATCAACTATCGGGTGATCGTGATATACAAAGGCATCTTTGCAAAACACATATCGACCCAATATGGATGCCCGTACTGTGAGTTCGTTATCACACCAGCAATGCTTATATCCCGTATGGAAAAACTCGCCATCAAGAAATGGGAGCAACCGTTTATCAGCGAGCCAGTGTGCTGCTGCCTTTTTTTGTCCTTTGAGTCGTATATTATCGTCAAATCCAACCAGCCCCCAACCATCAGGCAAAGTCGCCATCGCTTCGATAGCATGTTTTAAAAACCCCTTTTGCGGTATTGTATCATCACCGAGAAAGCAGACTAACTCCCCCTGGCAGGAATCAGTCATCTTTTTAACCATCTTCGGCGCACCGATTCTTTCGGTATCTTCCTCGGTGATGATTTCATACTGGCTGGCGAGTATCCCGCTATTCTCAATAACAGCGTTCCTACAACGCTCAGCCTTTTCCGGCCGTATGACCGGAATGATGATTGATATCATTCAAATACCTTCGGACAATTTTTATTGATATCGCATAGAAAAAATAAATCATCTGCTGTGACATCAAAATTATGAGCCGATAGATTTGCCGCTTTATTCTCGTCACTCATCCGGTTTTTGCGGCCCTTTATCCTGCGTTCAATCGCAAGAGATAAATCAGCCATAGCCCAATGAGCACCTTGCAACATAGTCGGATGATACTGTTTTGCCATCGCATCTATTTCATGATGCCCAACTGACCAGCTAAACTCCTTGCCGGCCCTGGCAACCGCTGGCTTCATCCACCTGAAAAGCCCATTCCGCTGCCCATGTTTACGTTGGTCAAATACCGGAGTGCCTCGGTTTAATGCCAACTCGTTTCTGTGCTGAAACATCTGGAAATAATCAACTTTAACCACATCAACAGATACAGAATTTAAAAAATGTTTTAAGCCGCCCCTTGGAGGATAAATATACTCATCAGCATCAGCAATTATTACCCACCCGTCAGTGATCTTCATATACTCAATATTGATTTGTCTCTGCTTTAATTTATCATCCATGCCTTTTGGCATATCAAGTTGTTTGACAATGATATCCGGACACTGATACCGGAACGCAAAATCCTTAATGCAATCCTCTGTACTATCATTTGTTGACTCATCCAACAAGACTATGATCTTGTCAGCAAATTTATAATGGTACAAAAACAGATTTGATAAAAATTCTTCATTGTACCAAGCTGTTATGACTGTGATCATATTTATCCTTATAAGATATTATATCTTGCAGGATTATCAGAGCAATTGTCTCCCCGATAATTACGGGGGTCCCAGGTTTTCAAATTTTCTTTTATTCGTTCAATATCAAATTTATCATTAAATTCTGTTGCCCACTTACTATCAGTAAATTTAAGATCGCTATCTTTCATCATGGCAAGCAAATTGGGAGTGATCAACTCTTTCTTGTCATTTAAAAGTTGTCGTTCCATCGGTATCGCCATCCCGCAAAGGTGGCAACACGCCGCAACCTGATCATTAAATTCTCCCGGTTCTTTAATGAACCATTCATAATCTAACGGCCAACCGGAATTTAAATCAAATAGCCGGTCGATCCCGTACCCCACTTCACAAAAGTAAGCCTTGTCCTCAGCAATCGAAGGACACCAGTTGAGCTGTACCCAGCAGTTGTCAATCAACTTATCCCGCAATGCTTTATCCGGGACAGCCTCGCCTATTGCCACGGTAGCCGGTTGATGTTTACAAGTCTGACGCTGGTTCTCATTATGCTCATTATAAGCTAATAATCCGAAAGTTTTATCAATCAAGCTTTTATGTTCTTGAAATTGCTTGCCCCCGTATGTCCATAAACCATATCTTGCCCTCGTGCCCCGCTTTAAAAGTAATTTACAGATGGCCTCAAATTCCGGATGCAAAGTTGGCTCGCCACCAATGATGCCTATTCGGTTGGGCCATTGACGAGCACTTTTCTTTTTGGGCATCAATGTTTCCAAGGCATAATCTATTTCATCCAGCGTCATGTAAAAATACTGATCGCCTCGCAAGTGCCTTGTCCACCGGCTGCAATATACACACGATTTTTCACAGTAATTGGTCACCTCAATATGGCAAAACCATGCTTTATAAATTGGTCTCATTCCGTGTTCACCCTTAAATATTCCTTCCGCAGTAGTGTTGATGAGATACCCTCCGTGTACGGTATCTCAATTAAAATGCCATCCCATCTTCTTATAGTTTCGACCACCTCGCGCCGAGCATGTGCCTGTTTCCCGGTCTGCCAATTATCAGCATGTATCACGTACTCTGGACGAATGATTTCAAGATTGTTTTTATAGCTCAATGTTTTCTGTGGATAAACAGATTGCACCATCCGAAGACTTTCCACCACCACCTTCCTTTGCTCATATGTCATGGCTGGTGGATTTTTGTATGTTGCAATTGCCTCATCAGTGAGAAGGCCCACGATCACATCCCCGTATTTTTCCGCATGAGTGAGTAAATTAATATGACCATGATGGAGCAAATCGGCACACATACCGGCATAAATTCTCATGCGGCCCTCTCTGTATAGATACCCTTTGATTTCCTCGGTGTTCTCCAATCTGGCCCATAACGAAAAGCGAGGTAATCTTTCACCGGCCCCGGCGCCCGATAGATGCCATATTTTGTTTCTATGATTTCCGGATTTAAATAGAACTTGGCTGGCACCTGCATAATGCCCATATCATTATGATTAACTACAAAATTTTCTTTCATCCATAATATCCAAACATCAAATATCGTGCCTTGGTACATGAACGCCAGTTGATGTGGTAGCTCCCAATGAAATCCTGTTCTGATCAAGTCCATATGCCCTAAAGCTTTAAACACGTCATACTCGATGCCATCATAGCCGATCATGTCAATATCAATGTCGGAGTCTCCTGGTATGAAGTCACCATCCCGGTAGAGTCCGAGCAATGTTCCAGCGCTGATAAAAGATTTTTGTAGCAAATGCGCCTGTATCAATACACGAGGCGCAACGTCCATGTTCAACGGGTCCATTCTAAATTGTCTATGATTAATTATTCTCATTCGCCCCCCTAACTATCCTTGCGAGTCCATATACTATATTGAACGGTGTATCGTTGAATTTCTTCAGTAGGATCTTCAGTCAAACTGTTCCAATCCCGTTCCATTCTTAAAAATTGGTATCCTGCAACAGTCAATGTGCAATCATCAAAGTCCGTCATGCATTTATCAGCAAGAGTTAATATATTGCTTGAAGTATTGACATCGATGATATCAATTTGAATTTCAGATACATCAAATGTGGATGTGAAATTATAATCAGCAGCATTGGTTATAAGCTGAAAAACAGCATACGGCTTATCAATGCTTTGTGGTGCTGAATTGAGATAAAACTGATCCGAAAGCGCGTCCATGAAATTATCTTCAGCCACCGCTTGATCATATATCGCTTTTAATACGTCTTTCATCTCAACGCTCGCCTGATTGCTTCTTTCATTCTTGGTCTAAGCCACTTTCGAGTTTTTGCTGCTGCCGATCTCATATAGGGAACTGCGGGAACTCTTGTCCCAGCATCTTTAAAATATCGCCCAAGTTCAACATGCCCCGCATAATCAATGTTTTCATTGCCTGCCCATACAACCCACTTGATCATGACTTTTTTCTGATACGAAACAGATGCGCTATATCCAAACTTTGATGGAGCTGCGGTTATTGATCGCATCAATGCTCCTGTATCATACGCCTGTTGCTTCACTATCATCCGAGCATTGCCCATGAGTTTATAAGCACCCCGTTTATTCTCCCTGGCAATCGCTTTTTCAATTTTTTCAACTACTGGACCTGAGTTCCAATCAACAACTGCGCCACCAGCGAGTTTATCAATTTTGCGCTTAAAAAGCCATTGTTCAAACCCAAGACCTACTAATGCCATTAAATCTCCTCACTCGCCATGATCTCTTGATAAATGTCTCGCTCATCTACATTAATAATTGCCAGAATATTAAAGTATCGAAAACCAAATTTTATCCTCATTTTTGGATGCACATCTTTGTTGTACCGAATCCGAATCTTGTGGGTATTTTCATTATCAAGCTTCATGCCCTCCATACGCTCAACACCCCGTAACGGCCAAATGGCAGCGGATGTAATTACCTGGTCCGTCCATGTTTCAGCGCTGTGCCCCCAGGTATCATTGGCAACTGTGAGTTGCTGAAAAATTATTTTGTGCCTTAATGTCCCTGCTCTCATAGTTGATTCAGCCTGTATGGGGCAATTAGATTAGCAACTGTATCCATTTTTGAAAAAGTAATTCCAACAATCGAATCTTCTCTATTCTCAAATCGTTCAGCACACAATACCTTAATCGCTTGACGAAGTGGTTCAGGCACACTATTCCTTGCGGCCCCATATCCACAAGTCATATCGATTTCGATTGGATTAGATGGATACAGTGTCTCATTCGGCCATGTATACCCATAGGCCAGGGTAACCCTGCCCCTCTGATAATCCGTACCTACAATATATTCATCGCTATCCCATGTGGTCTGATCGCCATCAGTGTCTTTGTGCTTTATGGTGGTAACAGAAGATAGGCTGCCAAACGGTAACTCAATATAATCGATGGATGGCCACCCTGGTATAAACACATACCACGATTGGGTAATAAGCTTGCGCCATGTTAGTTCCTCGATCTCTTTGCGAACCGATGAAATAAGCCCTGTCAGGTAATCGTCATGGTCAACTATTTCAAGATCAAGTCGCATATGATTCTTTACCTCATCCAAGGTAACAGGCTCTAATACCGGAGCAGTCTTTAATGTAGTTTCCATCTACAATCCTTATGAATAAATGGGAAGGCGGCGAAGGGGGCGCAAACCGCCTTATCAGACAAAGATCGGGGGTTACCTACTAATGCCTAAGTCCTATCCCAAGCTGATTATTGTTTTCCACTTCCCTTCGGAAACCAATTTAGAACATACGGCGTTGCTATTTTGTCTTGAACATACCGCAACGCTAATTTGACAGAAGATATAGCGATAACATCACCTTTTTTATAGCCTTCAAAGTCCTGCAAAAGCTGTAGGTGTATGTGCTCCATCGTAATAACCCCCTTTACTCGATAACTCCCTGAGCGAATACACAAATTACGCCAGCACCATCAGCATCGACCGATAACAAGGTGTTAGTTGTTAATTCCATCGGAGGATTAAAATCCCACTTTCTTGTTTCCAGCGCTCCAAATTCAAGCGGCCCGATCAGCGCTGTGTCAACAGCGCTGCCGGTCTCACCTTCGCCAATGGTTATGGCAATAGCACTGGTCGAGTTGACAGTTAAATGCCGAATCTTTATTTTCTTACCAGTTACCGCTGCCTTCAAGACCTCACAGCCCGAAGCATCTGCCGATGTTGCATTGATTATAAAACCGACTTTCGTGCCCGGTGTCGTTATTGCTATTGCCATTTGTTAAACTCCTTATGAACTTCTATTACTAAGAATCTTGACATAGTCAATATTCATGTCGCCAAGACCAGTTCCGGTTGCTTTATCAAGTGAAAAATAAGGTTGCATTTGCTGCTCACCAGCAGTCAAGTTTGACATATCAAACGTTGTGCTCGCCGCTACCCTGACACCATCGATGAAGAACTTGACATCCGCAATGGTTGTAAAGTCAATTCTGAAAATATTATAAGTCCCGGCAACAACGGTCACTCCGGTTGTAGCTGCGGTGTCATTCGTTGTGTCGTCTGACTCGACACTCGTAGCCATCGATGCGGCCCAACTAAACCATGCTGCATTTGCAACACTGTCCTTTGCCAAATTATGAGGCCCCGCCATACCAGCCACCGCTCGGACTCCGGACCCAGGAGCAACTGCCATGTTAATTCTGGCTTCGAAAATAAGACCATTACCGACATCAAAATTCATGTTGTCGTTATGATCCAGCACCACATCCTCGGCTTCACTGTCAGCCGCCAGGTGCAGCAAAAACTGCCCGTTGCTCGAATCCGCAACGATTTCAACAGTAGGATTAGTAGAGGTTCCAACCTCAAGGATACCCCAAATCATCGTATCATCAAATACACTCCCACCAGCCGCCCCCAAGAAATCATCATAAAACTGTAAGGGATACGTGCTCTGAAGGGTCTCAAAAGTTGAACCATCATACCAAACCTGATGGCCCGTGTTTTGCCAATTCCAATCACATTTTATCGTCATTTGTTAATTCCTTTCAGCCATTGCTGACCACTGCATGAAGCAGCAAAAGGGTTATTGTTATGAACTTCTATTGCTCCAAATTTTTACATAATCAATGTTCATATCGCCGAGGCCGGTTCCGGATGCCTTGTCTAAAGAAAAATAAGGCTGCATTTGTTGCTCTGCCGCAGTTAAGTTCGACATATCAAACGTGGTCGAAGTACAAACCCGGACACCATCAACATAAAATTTCACATCGGCAAGAGTTGTGAAGTCAATCCTATAGATATTATAGGTTCCCGCAACTGCCGTTAATCCGGTTGATGTATCATCATTGTCATTTGTGGTGTCATCAGACTCGCACAAAGTCGCCAAGCTCGCTTGCCATCTAAACCAGGCATGAGCAGCAACAGTATCTTTATCTAAATTGTGATCATTTGCCAACCCCGCAACAGCAGCCACACCGGTTCCCGGCGATACTGCCATATTAATACGAGCCTCAAATATCACCCCATTGCCAACGTCGAAGGTTCTGTTATTGCTATGATATAGCACAGCATCTTCAGCCTGTGACGTTGCTGCCAAGTGGAGCAAAAACTGACCATTACTCGAATCCGCTACGATCGCTTCAGTAGCATCGTTGACATCGACAACATTCCAAATTTGTGTTCCATCAAATACAGATCCACCCGCCGCACCAAGAAAATCGTCATAAAAATATAACGGATAGCTGGTCTTCAGAGTCTCGAAAGTCGATTTATCATACCATACCTGGTGGCCTGTATTCTGCCAATTCCATTTACATCCTATAGCCATGTCTATTTCCTTTCAGTCAATATATGACCACTGCTCGAAGCAGCAAAAGGTTCAAATGTTTATCCCGCTGTTACCGGCCAAGACAGCCTTGTAAGCAAAATAGCTTTCTTCAGTAACAACCATGCGGGTCAGATGCCCAATCTTAATTGAGCAATCCACGAAAACTCGAAAGCCAGCCTCCCGAGCCTTTATATAAAATCCAATATCCTCGCCCACGGGGTTATCAAAATCATACAGATTAAAATCAAACCAAGGAGCAGGTATTTTTTCAAAAACTTCCATGCTGAGCAAAACCGAACCGAACCCCGTTGCATCAACTTCGACCAATTGCCCACCGTCTATCGACCACTCTGCATCAGGCACAGTATTAAAATTATCAAGTGTCCCTCGTAGCAAAATGGGATCATACGGAGGTGTCCGGCGATGCACTTTTGCAGCAACAATTTTTTCATCATGTTCTAATAACCGCATCAAAACATCTTGGGGATATACCTGGTCAGTATCCGTCATCCAAATATGAGTACAGCCCGTTAATATCGCTTTCTGCACAAGATCATTTCTGATCGCATCAATCGGACCACCACCTGTCGGCAATAATTGTACATGCCGGGGCTTGGTGATAATATTAAACGAATTCACATATTCTGACGGATACGTGTCTTGGACATTCGGAATTCCTATCCCTAATTTAATACCGCTTAAATCTCTCATAATAATAGCCCCCTTCAGCTAAAATTAATGTTTAAGCTACCTGAGTTCCGGCATCATCTTCTTTATAGCGAAGACCGGTCAGAAAGCCACAAAGTGCGCCATCAACAGCCTGGTTCGTCACCTCGTCAATTACAAGTTGCAGAAACTCGTAACCCTGCTCAGCGACCTTGGCAGCATCGACTTCGAACACATAAACGACATCGGCAGCGGTGGAGGTCAAATAATCTTTAGACTCACCGGTTGCGATAATCGTGTTCGGAGCAGCCACCTGCATATAACGGAAGGAAACCGCCACAGTCGTAGTGGGACTGGTATCATCACAGGCGCACATATATACGCTTGAGTTGCCACCAGAAGCATTTGCCATAGTGGTAAGGATGAAGACAGCGCCATCAGCGTTTGCCAGTGAAACAACATCCGTTTTCACGCAAGCACCCGCAGCACCATCATAGAAGTCCTCGCCAGCAGCAACAGAAGCTGTCGGGGCAACGTGGACCATGTGGTTGTTTTCAAGAAAGTTCGTTTTCATTTTTATACCTCTTTAATGGTTATCGGTTATTGGTTGCCAGTTAATCCCTTGAGTTCAGCTTCACGAAATGGGACAGGTCGTTGTTTCCCTTATAAGGAGTGATGGCCGTTCTCATCAGCGGTTGCCCGTCAATTCTGAGCACAAAACGGAATACCGATTCATCGTATATGAACCTCACATGGATGCTCATATCGCTCTGAATCCCGCCCTTCTGCGAATAGATATAGCCACGCCCGAAGGATGCCAGATAAATATCACCGGTAGTTCCAACAGTCTGACAATGTTCAATCGGCATAACTGGCCGACCCATCAGAGTAGAATACGGACTGTTACTTGCGCCACCAGCCGGGAGGTACACGGGTGCCCCTCCAGTGCCCACGGCCAAACTCATAAGTCCTAATTGCGGCTCACAGTCCTGGTTTATGAGCCACCGAGCATCGCCACGAGCATTGGCAACCAGCCGAGCATACATTTTCAGGATATTCTCGTAAACGATGGTATCCGCTGCCTGGCCTGTTTCCTTTGATACGGAAACGACACAACCTGCGTTTAAAATTCCGAGTGGCTGGCCGGCGCCAGTACCATTGATAATGGCATCATCGATCAGGAATCCAAACTCATCTGCGAACGCCTCCCGGATATAGGACTCAAGCGCACGAGCATCTTGCATCAGCTCGTCGGTTGCGTAACAGAGGCCGATCAACTTATGCAAATTCAATTCAATCTGACGAAACTTGGGCTTGCTGGCCGTTTTTTCAGTGGCTTCATCAGCCCAATAGCCACGAACACCTCCCCAACGACTTCCAGCAACTCGGCTTGTTTCATCAATGCCGGGGATCTTCATGTTGACGCCGACGCTGATTGGCATCTGGCGACAAAGCTGAGCCAACAGACCGGTTTCATAAATCTTTTCAATCATGGCAGCCGCAAAGTTATCCTGAATAAGAAATCCACCATCCGAGGACACACCTTCGCCGAGGCCGGTTGCCCGGTTTTCAGGTTGCAGCAAGCGGGGATCGGTTCTGCCACCGGGAGTGGCTGCTCGCATAACACTGGCAAGCTGTTCACCCAAAGAGCCAAACTGATCCTGCGGACGCGCACCGGTTTTGGTTCTGGAAGTACCACCGGCGGGTTCATTCTCCGGTTTAGTCTCAGGGGTAGACGTAGACTTTTTCAGGTTATAGAGCTTGGCCTGGGTACGTTCCTCGGTCTTGATCAGTTTTTCCAGTTCCTCGATCTGGTCCAGCAGGGCGTCCATCTTATCGGCCTCGTCCATGGTCATGTCTCTGTTTTCATTAACCGCCAGATCCCTCAAGTTGTTGATGTTTTCCACCAGGATTTTAATTTCTTCCTGGTATTGGGTAACTGTTTTCATCTTTTTACCTCATATTTTTTAAATCTTTCGTTTAATTGTGCCACCCTTTCCCTTGCCTCTGGTTCGGCTTTCGTAGGATCGCCGGTTAATGGGGCTTGCGTAGGCTCGCCCTCTGGTTTCGCTTCGTCTTGCGTAGGCTCGACATCGGCAGATTTAAATCGTTCTGTAAATTCAGCTAAAATAGCTGAAGATAATTGTTCTAATAAAGCATCCTTTTCTTCAGTATTTTTTTCAGCTATGTCCCACGTTTCGGCATAGTTGCGTAGCATTTCAGGTATTGTCAAAGGCACAAACGGTGGTGCATCCATCTTTTCTTTTGCCGCTTCAAGGCTTCTGACTCCAACCTCAGTGTCAGGGTATGCGGGATAAGTGACCGGTGAAACATCAAATAACTGTGCCACCCTGGTAATCGTTCTGACGGGCAGCTCGTTAGAGTTCTTTTCATCCAGCCCCTCCCACTTGTCGGCTTCAACCGTAAATGCGAAGCTCTGCTCGCGGATATCACCCCGTTCTATCGGTGATAATACCAAATCACGGATAATTTGAGTGTTAGGTGGATCCACTTCCATATACAAGCCCTTTTTATCCTCACTCAACCGCAGGGTATCATTGGATTGTCTGCCAAGAACAAAGTTGGGGTCATGGTTAAATAGTGCCCTGGTATCTGAAACACCTATCGCTGCCTTGAACGCACCGGGGTCTATTTTTTCTCGAAAAGCGCCCAGATCCTCAGACAAAGAATTAAACACCGCAGCATATCCGGTAATCATCGGCTTCTCATCTTCCTTGCCAAACCTAACCCGCAACTCACTTACATTTAATACCCTGAATTCTTTTTCCATGATTATTTTCCTTTTATCGGAGACATTCCAGCGACCAACCAAGTTGGCCGAGGGTCATAATTGATTTCCGGTATCCTGCCCTTGCCTGATGCAGACATAGACTTGACCGGTAAGTTCTCACCTTCAAGGATAATGTCCACATAGTCCTTGCCTTTTTCGTAAGTTGCCGATACTAAATCGACATTAAACGGAAGTTTTAAAATTTGTCTGAATAAATCCGCATTGATTCTCGCTTTTGCTTTTTTCATGAAGCCCCCTTTATGGTTTTATCGATGCGACACGTAGCAATCGCAGCCCTGATGTAATGGTGGATGAGATAACCCACCTCGAATTTTCATAGGCCCATTCTTTGCGCCCTTCGGCTCGAATTCTGCATCACTGGTAAATAATGATTGCCCTGGTTTAACCTTGCGCCCGTTTAGTTCCTGGCAATACGGACAGGTTTCAGCGCCACGAATACGCCAAACAGATGAAAAGCCAGCAGACCAAAAAACGAATTGAGTGGCCGAATTAGCGGCCCTGACACTTTCTTCAACCGCTATTTTTTCAGGGCGTCTTTCAATCCATTCGTCCATGCGTTGAGTTACTGCATCTACAATTAAGGTTCCCTCATTAGTGGCATTATCGACTAAAACGTTGATCTGACCAGTTGACCGGCCAACATGACGCAATACATAAATATCAAAATACTCGTCTATCCATTTTCGTGCATCGCCGATGATATCATCCACATCCAGGCTTACCTCGGATGCCGCCTGATCCATTATCGCCTCCTGATATGTGGAAATAACCCCTTGTAGCTGTTTGCGTATATAGGCTGGCATGTGCTTGTAGAATTCATCAAGCCACTGTCTGCCGGAGTCGATATTCTTTTTAATCGCTTTAGCCTCTTTTAAAACGATGCGTTCAGCAGCATCTAATATTAGCGAATAATACCTTGAAGATATTTTATCACGACCAATCACACTACGATGCTCGATTAATTTCACCTGTTCGGCATCCCGGTCTAGAATCCTGCGCCAATAGCTCCGATTGTCCTCACCTATTTTTTCCGGTTCAGGTGGCTGCTCCCCAGGAAGATTCTTGTCGGCAGCAGGCATCACGGGCTCTTTGTCAATGTCGTCCAGCGGCGTTAGATTCATTTGGATATAGGTCTTGTCGGCATAGTCTGTATCCAGCGGTTCCTCATCTTCAAAGGCCCGGATTTCATTTGGTGTTATTGTGCCGAGGAAAAAGCGCTTTGTGTAATAATCAGCCCTGGCATTGCTGTTACCACGCAAAACAGCTTTTAAAGAATGCTTGAAATAATAGCCTAATCTGTGTTCATTTTCCGTTAAAAGCTGATTATTATAGTTTTGTTCAAGAACATTTGTCCAGGGGGTAATAGTACCGGTATAATACTCTATTTCCTGCTCTTCAATGTTGGAGAATGTCGAGCGAATTAAATCCTTTAGCTTGTGAGGTGGCATGTTAAGCCACCGAGCTATTTCTGAAACCTGAAACTGGCGTGTCTGCAAAAATTGGGAATCATCCGGCGAAAAGCCAAGCTGCTCAACTTCCATGCCCTGCTCGAGTAGCATCCATCGATGAGACTTATCGCCCCCTTGATATTTTGCCATCGATTGCCGGAGGTTTTTCTGAGCAGGCTCGCTCATCGCCCGTGGGTACTTAACCACACCGCCGATATTGGTATTGGCACCGAAATATCGTGCCCCGAATTTTTCAGATGCCATCGATAGACCGATAGACTCAGCAGCCTTTCTGACAACCGAATAACCTATGATGCCATCATAGCCAAGACCGGCAACATGCAAAACCTTTTCCCGGTTCAGCCAAACATCAGGTTGACCACCTACCACAATCCTATATTTTAAATCGCCGCCAACCCATTCAGGAAAAACTTTATGAGGTGGAATCGGCCACAACTCGGTAACCTGGCCCATTGAATCCTTACCGATCTCCGCATACATATTGCCCCAGGATAGAATATGAGCCATCGTAGCTTGCCTGAAGTTCACCGCTGGCATATAAGGATTGGCCCGATAATTTAAACGCTCTAAAGAGTTATGGTTGGTGATGAGTTTTCGTTTACCGTCAGATCTTTTTTTATATAGATGTATCGGAAGGCTTGCGATGTCACTTGATATGATATTAATTCCCGCATAAAGCGAGGATAGGTTCAGTGCGGTTTCTTCTGTTACCTGTACCCCGGACTCAGTTTCACTCATGCCGTATAAATTCCAGAGCGAAGGGTTCCAGGCTTTGGGATCAGATAACTTTAAATTACGTTTTATTTTATCGGCAAAATACCATGTTGCTAATTGGAGCTTGTGTGCAAATGTATATTCACTCATATGAATATAATTCCTCTTTCATCATACACAGAATGTAAATTAGGATCTGCAAGGCATCGCCCCAATGCCATGATTAAAGCCACTATACCATCTATCCGTTCTCTCGATTCTTTCTTGTCACATTTAAAATTCTCCGCAGGATCTTGTTTAACTGCTAAATTATCTGCGTTCCATCTTAACACGGGATGGCCACCGTGTGCAAGGTTGTGTTCTAAAACGATATCAAGTAGTTGTTTCGTTGGTGCCGACATACTGGCAAACCCTTGACCATGCTGCACCATCTCAACCCCTATATTATCCAGTATATCATTAACGATTTGAATCGACCCCCATCGGTCAAACGCAATTTCTCGTATGTCATAAAGTGCCTTTGACTCGGCAATATCTTTTTTCACGAATTCAAAATCAATCGTATGGCCAGGGGTTGCGGTGATAAACCCTTCACGCTCCCAGACATCATACGGCACTTTGTCCATTCTCGATCTTTCAATTATATTTTCTTTCGGGACATACAAAAACGGCAGCACTTTATATTTTTTTTCTTTTTCGGTCATCGGTGGGAACACTAAAACAAATGCAGTTAAGTCCTGGCTATTGGATAAATCTAAACCACCATAGCAGGGTTTTCCGATCAGCGAATGTTTATCTATTTTTTTTGAGCATAGATCCCAATGCTCCATAGGGATATATCTATCAATCTGGCCTACCCATTTATTAAGAGTGAACCTTAAAAAATTGTTCCAACGTTTTGGATTCGCTTTGGATTGAGTGTAATGAGTTTTAAGTTTATCGAACTCGAATATCTCACCCAATGCCGGGTTGACCCTGCGCCACACTTTTTCATCATCCGGACTATCCTTGGGGTTCCCGTCCTCGTCTTTCTCATCGTCTATGGCATACACAATAGGTAAAAAAGTTTCGTCTTTAATAATACCATCCCGCACCTGGCAGGCGTAATTATGAACCTCCCAACCGATAGATTCTTTATCGTATATACCGGCAGTGGTAAGGATAATCACAAGCTGCTGATCACGGGCCCTATCGGTTCCCTCGGTCAGAACGTCATAAAGATCACGGTTGGGTTGAGAGTGTAACTCATCGAATATTATTATCGACGGATTTAGGCCATGTTTGGTATACACCTCATTCGATAAAACCTGTAAAAAGCTATTTGTTTTGCGATAAACGAGCCTCTTTCTGCTAACTATCGGTTTTAAATGCTTTTTTAAGCCTCTTTGTTCGACCATACTGGTTGCGGCTTTATAAACCAGTCCGGCTTGCTCACGGTCACCGGCTGCGCAATACACCTCGGCCCCGTATTCGTCATCGGCCACCAAACCAAAAAGGGCAAGACCGGCGGCGAACTCTGTCTTGCCATTCTTTTTCGGTATCTCAATATACGCTGTTCGGTACTGGCGCATCCCATCTTTTTTCAGCGTACCGAATATTTTCTTAATTGCGTGTCTTTGCCAGGATATCAGATTGAACGGAACACCGCGCCATTTATTACCGGCAGTATGGCAACAGTAATGGGTGAAGAATTCCTCAACCCTTTCAACTTTGGCCTTACCGATCTTTTTCAGATCACGTTGTGAGTAGGTAGTCGTCATCGTGCGTATCTTCGACCTTGATACGGGTCCGGCTGCTCGGCGATAGGCCGAACTCGGCACCGAAACTGCGCAGCTGCTCTAAACTTTTATTATAGATCCAGACATACGGCAGGGTGTTATATTTGCCGGTTGATATTGCTTTGCCATCTTTATCAAGCGCCTTTACCCCGGCTATCATACCACCCATCATAGGGTGATCAGCTATCTTTAGTCCCTTTCCTTTGGCGGCCCTCAATTCGAGTCGCCGCATTTTTTTAATTTCTTTTTCAGCCCATTCCAGTTTACCCACCGCCGAACAATAGGATGCGAACATCGCCATATCAGCGCCGGTCAATAAGCCGAGTCTTTCAAGCTCAGGTGCCAGCCGGTTCCATTCGTGCTTTGCCTCGATGCTTAACCAGCTCGGACACTTGGGCGCTTTGGGCTTGAACTTTGGCTCGTCGAAATTTATCCGATTCTTATTCGGTTCACCCTCGAGCAATTTTAAATGAGTCGGCTTCGGCTTTCTGCCCTGGCCTGGGTTGTTTGGCATTTCTGGCCTTTCTGTTAAATCAT